ACGCCCGGCGCATACCAACCACAGAGCCTTTCGGGGGGAGCTTATGGAGTGGTCAGTGTGACTTTCTCTGTGGGCAGATCGCTCCCGGGCGTTGGCTCACCCACCCAAAGGAACGTCACGATGTTTGGTATTTTTGGTAAAAAAAACCCGCAGAGCGGCAACGGAAATTAAAAAGTTTGAAAACGCGATCTGGCACAGGTGGTGATTAACGCCGCATACCTGGTGGCCTGTGCAGATGGTGAATGTGAGGCATCCGAGAAAGCGAAGATCGAACAGGTACTGCGTAATCAGCCTGCGCTGTCCGCGTTTACGTCAGAAATTAATGCGATTAGCGCAACCATTATCGGTCAGCTGGATACGAACTTTAAAACTGGTCGTCGTGCGGCGTTACGTGAGATCGAGGATGTGAAACACGATACGCGTGAAGCGGAAGATGTGCTGGATGTGGCGGTGGCCATTGCGGAGGCAGACGGCGAAATTGAGCCGGAAGAGCGCAAGGTGCTGGAAGAGATTGCCGGTGTTCTGGGTCTTCGTCTGGAGAATCACCTGTGACGGTAAAACTGCGCCTGGCTGTGGCTGCACTCCTGCTGTTTCTGGTGGTGATGGTGGATTTCACCAGCAGAATCATGTCGGTGCTGGCGGATGGGGTGCTGGTCTGCGGCATTGTGGTATTGCTGTGGCCGGTGATAAAAAGAAACAGCCTGCATAATGCTTGATTTTTTTGTTTGCTGTTTATTAAAAACACTTCTGCATGGTGAATCCCCCTGTGCGGAGGGGCGATCAGCAAGAAGGTATATGGGATAATCGCGGATTCAGGTGCTGATACTGAATTCACCGGGAGGCACCCGGCACCATGCTTTGCCACAAAAGTGTTATTTCTGTTTTTCTCAAACTATCATCGTTATCCCTTTATTTCCGGCTGCGCATGGCGCGGCCTTTTTTTTACGACCAGCCACTGGCAGATGGTCATCCTGTGATTTGATTCCGGTTCCGGCTTTTTAACTCTGTTCCTGTACACGGGAGAAATTCGATGTCGATTAAACATTATGATGTTGTCAGGGCGGCGTCGCCGTCAGACCTTGCGGAAAAGCTGACACACAAACTGAAAGAGGGCTGGCAGCCGTTTGGTAGTCCGGTGGCCATAACCCCTTATACCCTGATGCAGGCGATTACAGCAGAAGGTGATGTGGTGGTCAGTGGTGCAACTGAGCCGGATTGGTACTACGTCATCGTACTGGCCGGGCAGTCCAATGCCATGGCTTACGGTGAAGGGCTTCCGCTGCCGGATTCATACGATGCTCCGGATCCGCGCATTAAACAGCTGGCGCGCCGCAGTACAGTGACGCCGGGTGGGGCTGCCTGCAGATATAACGATATTATTCCGGCCGACCACTGCCTGCATGATGTGCAGGATATGAGTACGCTGAATCATCCGAAGGCAGACCTGAGCAAAGGGCAGTACGGCTGTGTCGGCCAGGGGTTACATATTGCCAAAAAACTGCTCCCGTATATCCCGAATAACGCGGGGATCCTGCTGGTACCATGCTGTCGTGGTGGTTCGGCATTTACCCAGGGCGCGGAGGGGACATTCAGCGAGTCCACGGGGGCCAGCCAGGATTCGGCGCGCTGGGGTGTGGGTAAACCGTTATATCAGGACCTGATTGCGCGCACCAAAGCTGCATTACAGAAGAACCCGAAAAATGTGTTGCTGGCGGTGTGCTGGATGCAGGGAGAGTTTGACATGAGCGCCGCCACCCACGCACAGCAACCTGCGCTGTTTACAGCCATGCTGACACAGTTTCGTGCTGACCTCTCCGTGTTTAACGCGCAGTGCCATGGTGGCAGTGCTGCAGATGTGCCGTGGATTTGTGGTGACACGACGTATTACTGGAAAAATACATACGCTACCCAGTACGACACCGTGTACGGCGGGTATAAAAACAGGGAGAGTGAGGGCGTTTATTTTGTGCCCTTCATGACAGACGGTAACGGCGTCAATACCGCCACTAACGCGCCGGCAGAAGATCCGGATATTCCGGCATCAGGATATTACGGTGCGGCATCGAGAACGAATGGAAACCAGGTATCATCAAACCGCCCGACACATTTCAGTTCATGGGCGCGCAGGAGCATTATTCCGGATCGTCTGGCAACCGCTATTCTGAACGCAGCCGGGCGCACCTCAGCCTTCATCAGTGGTAAGGCACCGGAAATCAAACCCTCGCCCGGCGGCAACACGCCATCGGGTCCGTCTGCAGATACGTCCGTTCGCACAATCTCCCTGCTGCCGGCAGCCGGAGAGGCTGCTGCGCAGGGCTGGAGCATTAAGGATGGCGGAATTCAGTTGTCAGATGGTGTATTTAAGATCACCAGGCAGAGCAATAAAACCTGGTCCCTGACGCATCCGGTGGATGACGCAATTACCCTGCTGACACAGGGCGGCAGACTGACCTGTAAGTTCCGCCTGTCAGGCGCACTGACCAACAATCAGTTCGGGCTGGGGATTTATCTGTATACGGACGCTCCCGTTCCTGATGGTGTGGCGATGACGGGTACCGGTAATCCGTTCCTGATGTCGTACTTCACTCAGACCACTGACGGCAGAGTGAATCTGATGCATCACAGGAAAGCCGGAAACACGAAGCTGGGGGAGTTCGGCGATTACGGTAACGACTGGCAGACGCTGGAGCTGGTGTTCACCGCCGGCAGTGCCACGGTTACTCCGAAACTGAATGGAGTGGCTGGCCCGGCATTCCAGGTTATAAAAGACAGTCTGACACTGGGACTGAATGCGCTGACGCTGACGGATGTTACAAAAAATGCAGCGTATGGCGTTGAGATAGAAAGTCTGATGCTGGAGATAAATGCACCGGCAGCATAATAAAAAAGCCAGCGACTGACCTGAAAAAGAAGACGCTGGCTAAAAGGCCTTATATGTTTGTAGAGACTTATTTTTCACAGACAGCAATGATGCCTGTCAATATATTATCAATATGCGGATTGTTTCAGTTACAGATGCTTTATTAAGGAAAAAAACAGCCAGCACTGACTTTCGGTGGAGAGGTGCTGGCTCAAAAGGATAGATGTACTTCACATGTTGCTTCTATATGGCAGTACATTTTCTGACAGACAGTGACGGATGTTGTCAAGATATTGTGTCATTTATAACCTGAATCGGGGGAGGCCGGAATGTTATCTGGCATTTTTAGCAGAGCCTGAATGCCATAATCACGGCTCCCGGCGTTGGCCGTCAGTGGGTGACACTGGCGGCTTTTTTGTTTTCCTTTACTTTCATTTTCTGTCGGCGGTGACGGAGACATACATCAGATGGAAAAAATCACAACGGGTGTGTCATACACCACGTCAGCGGTGGGGACGGATACTGGTTACTGCAGCTGCTGGACAAAGTCTCTCCGTCCCAGTGGGTGGCGATAGGCGTGCTGGGGAGTCTGCTGTTTGGGCTGCTGACATATCTGACGAACCTGTATTTCAAGATTAAAGAAGACCGGCGTAAGGCGGCGCGGGGAGAGTAAAGTGATGAAGAAAAAATACGAACTGGTTGTTAAAGGGATAAATAATTACCCGGATAAGATTACTGTTACTGTGGCACTGGAAATTGGTGGGTATCCGTCACTGTTGTTGCCAGATGTGGCGATTAGTCTTGACCGTACTGAAGGTGCCACGCTGGAGTTTTACGAAGCTGAGGCGAAAAAGCAGGCGAAGCAGTTTTTCATGGATGTTGCTGCCGGGTTATGTGAAGGGGATGGTCCGTTACCGGAAAAGCGTCCCGTAATTTTAGAGGCGCAGGATGTGTTGATAACCTACAGAGGAAAACTACCGGGAATATGCGCTGGCGGAAGCGGTGGTGGCGCGTCTGGATACAGACTTTGTGGACCCGAAAAAAGCGGCGGTGGCAGATGTCTCCCCTGCGTCCATCACCCATGATGTGAAGGGCACGGCGTCAAGCGGTAATCCGGATGCGGATGCCGAGGCCGCGTTTGGCCAGTTTGTGACGGCAAATCTGCAGCCCACCGGTGCGGTCTGGCTGATGTCCAGCACGAATGCCCTGGCGCTGTCCATGCGTAAAAATGCGCTGGGGCAGAAGGAATATCCGGACATGACCCTGCTGGGCGGGACCTTCCAGGGGCTGCCGGTGATTGTCTCCCAGTATGTGGGTGACCAGCTGGTACTGGTGAATGCGCCGGATATTTATCTGGCGGATGACGGTGGTGTGGCGGTGGATATGTCCCGTGAAGCGTCACTGGAGATGCAGTCTGAACCGACCAGCGACAGCAGCACACCGTCACCGGTGGAGCTGGTCTCCATGTTCCAGACCGGCAGCGTGGCCATCCGTGCGGAGCGCTGGATCAACTGGCGTCGTCGCCGTACCGCGGCGGTGGCTGTGATCACCGGTGTGAACTACGGAACTGCGTCCGGCGGCTGAGTCTGATGAGGAGGGCGGGAGGCGCTAGCTTCCCGCAGTAACTGATGGCAAAAATCCAGTATCTGCAGGGCACGCATGATGCCCGGGCCGGGGATATCCGTGATGTGGCACAGCCGTGTGCGGAGGTGCTGGTTCGCCTGGGGAAGGCGGAGTACATCACAGCGCGACGTCCGGCAGGTCAGAAAAAGAAACGTGATGCGGAGCATGGCGAATGTGGAACCTTTTGCGGCGACCCCGAAAAAACCAGAAATCAGGACGTGATGTAAAAGAGGTGGGCTGGACCAGCCTGTTTCAGGCGGTGGCTGAGCCTTTTGCCGGTGCCTGGCAGCAGGGAGTGAAAGCCGATCCGGAAAGTGTCCTCTCCTTTCATGCGGTGTTTTCTTGCATTTCGCTGATATCCCAGGATATCGCCAAAATGCGGCTGCGCCTGATGCAGACCGATACACAGGGGATCCGCCGTGAAAAACGGCAGGGGGATATTGCCCGTCTCTGTCGTCGTCCCAATGCACAGCAGAATCGTATCCAGTTTTTTGAACTGTGGCTGAACGCCAAACTGCGTCACGGCAATACGGTGGTGCTGAAAATCCGTAACTCCCGTGGGCAGATCAAAGAACTGCGTATTCTGGACTGGAGCCGGGTTGAACCTCTGGTGGCGGATGACGGCGAGGTGTTCTATCGCATCACGCCGGACCGGAACTGCGGGATCACGGAGGCGGTGACGGTGCCTGCCCGGGAAGTGATCCACGACCGGTTTAACTGTTTTTTTCATCCGCTTGTGGGGCTGCCGCCGGTGTATGCTGCCGGGCTGGCTGCCACGCAGGGGTATCATATTCAGGCAAATTCAACGTCTTTTTTCAGAAATGGCGGCAGGCCGTCCGGGGTGATTGAGATCCCCGGCAGTATAACGGAAGAAAATGCGAAAAAACTGAAGAGCAACTGGGACAGCGGGTATACCGGCGAAAATGCGGGGAAAACGGCGATTCTGAGCAACGGGGCGAAATATAACCCCACGACGTTTTCACCGGTGGATGCGCAGACGGTGGAACAACTGAAAATGACCGCTGAAATTGTCTGTTCGGTGTTCCGTGTCCCGGCCTACAAGATTGGTGTGGGACAACCTCCCTCCAGTGATAACGTGGAGGCGCTGGAGCAGCAGTATTATTCCCAGTGTCTGCAGACGCTGATTGAGTCCATTGAGCTGTTACTGGATGAGGCGCTGGAAACGGGGGAAAACGAGAGCACGGAGTTTGACGTCACCACGCTGCTGAGAATGGACAGCGAACGGCGCATGAAAACGCTGGGTGAGTCGGTGAAAAATACGCTGCTGACGCCCAATGAGGCCCGTAAACGTGAGAACCTGCCGCCCCTGGCCGGCGGTGATGCACTGTATCTTCAGCAGCAGAACTACAGTCTGGAGGCGCTGTCCCGTCGTGATGCCCGTGAGGATCCGTTCGCGTCGTCCGGGAAAACAGTCTCAGCACAACTGCCTGATGGCGCATCTGACGGTAATAAGGCAATCAGTGAAACAGAGCATGATGCGGTGAAAGCGATGTTCAGGGGGATACTGCGAAAATGACGGAACGGGAACTGTCCATTATTCGTGCACTGGGCGAAGAATTCGCCATGGTGCTGGCGGATTTACAGCGTACATTTGAGGAGAAAATAGCCGCGCAGGCACAAACGTTTGAAGAAAAACTGGCTTCTCAGTCTGTGGTATTACAGAAGTGCGTGACGGGTGATGATGTGCGTCCGATGCTTGAGCAGATGGTGAAAGAGGCAGTGAGCCATATTCCTGTTCCGCGCGACGGTCGTGACTACGATCCGGATGTTCTGCAGAAGGCGGTGAATGATGCGGTGAGTGCCCTGCCGGCTCCGCAGGACGGGCGTGATGCCACGGCACTGGAAATACTCCCCGCCATTGACGATCAAAAATCCTTTCCCCGGGGCTCGTATGCCACACACCAGGGTGGACTCTGGCGGGCGTATGAAAAAACGTACGGGATGCGGGGATGGGAATGCCTGGTTGACGGGGTGGCGGATATTGACGTCAGCATGACGGGTGAACGGTCGTTCTCTGTGGTGGTCCGGCAGAGCAGTGGCCAGCGTACGGAAAAAACATTTTCCCTGCCGGTGATGCTCTACCGTGGTGTGTTCAGAATCGGCGAAACTTACCACCCCGGCGATACGGTGACGTGGGGGGGCTCGTTGTGGCACTGCAACAGTATGACCGGTGATAAGCCCGGAGAAGCTCATTCATCAGGCTGGACTCTGGCTGCAAAACGTGGGCGGGATGCAGGAGGTGGAAAGTGACAGCATTACTGACACTGGAAGAAATCAAGGCACATCTGCGTGTTGACCATGACGCGGATGATGAGATGCTGATGGACAAGGTTCGTCAGGCTACCGCCGTGCTGCTGGCCTACATCCAGGGCAGCCGGGATAAAGTGATTAGTGAGGACGGTGAGCTGATCCCTGGTGAGGCATTAACCCGGATGAAGGGGGCTGCCACGCGACTGACCGGGATGCTGTACCGGAATCCGGATCTTGCTGAGCGGGAAGACCTCGTGCAGGGGGAACTGCCGTTTTCTGTTTCCGTGCTGATTTACGATTTGCGTTGTCCGACGGTGTTATGAGGAGGGGGAATGGCAATATCTGCAGGTCGTCTGACACAGATGATCAGTGTTCTGAACCCGGTGTTAACCCGTAATGCTGCCGGAGAAATGACGGAAGAATGGGTGTCATGCGGGAAAATTCATGCGGATATCCGGGGCAGGAGCAGCCGGGAGCGGATGCAGTCCGGTGCGGAAATGGCGCAGGCGGAAATCCGCATCTGGGTACGCGGTCAGTCTGGTCGTGAAATCACGGCGGCGTCACGACTTCATGTGCTGAGTGGTCCCTGGCGTGACCATGTCCTGAATGTCGTCGGGGTCCCGGTTCCGGATGCAACCGGCGGGCGTCTGGAAATTCTCTGTCGGCTGGGAGGGGAAAAATGATCGAAACCCTGCTGGATTTTTCGGGGCTGGAGGACATCAGCCGCGATTTGCAGCTTCTGAGTGGTGCGGAAAATAACCGGGTGCTGCGTGAGGCAACCCGTGCGGGTGCGAATGTGCTGAAAGAAGAAGTGGTGTCACGGGCACCGGTACGCAGGGGAAAACTTCGCCGCAATGTGGTGGTCCTTTCCCGGTGCTCCCGCGATGGCGGGATGGAATCCGGTGTGCATATCCGGGGTGTTAATCCGGACACCGGTAACAGCGATAACACCATGAAGGCGGATAACCCGCGCAATGCTTTCTACTGGCGGTTTGTGGAAATGGGGACCGTGAATATGCCACCGCACCCGTTTGTGCGCCCGGCATTTGATGTGCGCAGTGAACAGGCGGCACAGGTGGCGATTGCTCGGATGAACCGGGCCATTGATGAGGTACTGAGACGATGACGGAGGCGGATTTGTATCCTCATCTGGCGCATCTTGCCGGCGGGCAGGTGTACCCGTATGTGGTCCCCCTGCTGGATGGCAGGCCGTCGGTGGCGCTTCCGTGGGTGGTTTTCAGCCTGATTTCATCGGTGTCGGCGGACGTGATGGGCGGGCAGGCGGAGTCCTCAGTGTCGGTGCAGATAGACGTTTATGCCGGGACTGTGACGCAGGCGCGTCAGATACGTCAGGACGCCCGTGAAGCCATAATGCTGCTGGCCCCGGGATCCGTCAGTGAAATGCAGGACTATATTCCGGAAAACCGCTGTTACCGTGCAACCCTGGAGTTTCAGGTCACGGTGTAATTTTTTCAACAGAACCCATAACCCGCCGCGTGCGGGTTTTTTATTATCAGGAGGCAGAATGTCTGCTTTGTATGAACGTTCACAGCTGACGCAGGTGATGATTTCATCTGCCCCGGCGACTGCTGAAACCATGGAGAAGGCGGAATATCTGCGCCTGGACTGCACCATCAAGGAAGTCCAGTTCACCGCCGGTCAGAAACAGGATATTGATGTGACCACGCTCTGCTCCACAGAGCAGGAGAACATCAACGGTCTGGGGGCGTCGTCTGAGACTTCCATGTCGGGCAATTTTTATCTGAATCAGGCCCAGAACGCCCTGCGTGATGCCTATGACAATGACACGGTGTATGCGTTTAAGGTGCAGTTTCCGTCCGGTAAGGGCTTTAAGTTCCTGGCGGAAGTGCGTCAGCACACCTGGTCATCCGGTACCAACGGCGTGGTGGCTGCAACGTTTTCACTTCGCCTGAAGGGTAAACCGGTGTCCTATGTGGTACCGCTGGCGTTTGTGAAAAATCTGGAGAAGACACTTACCGTGAATACCGGTGCGCTGCTGACAATGTCAGTCAGTGTCAACGGGGGAACGCCGCCTTATAAACACGCCTGGAAGAAGGATGGTCAGCCGGTAGAGGGACAGACTACTGACACTTTCAGTAAAGCCAATACGCAGTCAGGTGATAAGGGGGCTTATACCTGCGAGGTAACGGATTCTGCAGAACAGCCGCAGAGCATTACCTCTGATGCGTGTACAGTAACGGTTAATGGTGCGGGCGGATAAGGCTTATGGCAAAAGATCTGAAAACACTGGCGCTGGCCAGACTGTCGGGGTTCCGTCATAAAACGGTGAAGGTGCCGGAATGGAGAAATGTCAGCGTGGTGCTGCGGGAGCCTTCGGCAGAGGCCTGGTATCTGTGGCAGGAAGTGCTCAATGGTGATGGAGAGGATGACGATACCCTGTCGGTGGTGGCGAAAACCCGCCGTAACCTGGAAGCGGATGTGACGCTGTTCTGCGATGTCCTGTGTGATACTGACCTGCAACGGGTGTTCACTCCGGACGACCGTGAGCAGGTGCTGGCCGTCTATGGTCCGGTACATGCCCGGTTGCTGCGTCAGGCACTGGAACTGATCGCTGATGCAGAGTCGGCCAGAAAAAAGTAGCCCGCCCGGAAATTCGCTTTCTGATGCGACTTGCGCTCCGTCTGGGGCGCACCTTATCCGAACTGCGGCACAGCCTGAGTGCGAGCGAGGCGATGATGTGGATGGAGTTCGACAGGGTATCCCCGCTGGGTGATGAGCGCGGGGATATCCGTAATGCACAGATCGTGAAAGCGGTTTTCGGGGCACAGGGGATGAATGTTGCACTGAAGGACGCCATGCTCTGCTGGGGCGAGGATGAGGATAAGCCGGAGGTGGATCCGTTTGCGGCGCTGGAAGACGCGCTGAGCCTTGCAGCAATGTCATAAATAATGATGAAAACCTGCTGTGGCAGGTTTTTTTTGCCCGGAGAAAGGTGAATGGCGACGTTACGTGAACTGATTATCAAAATTTCGGCAAATTCACAGTCATTCCAGTCGGAGATCCAGCGGGCGTCCCGTATGGGCAGTGAATATTACCGGACCCTGCAGAATGGCGGGCGTCAGGCCGCTGCGGCAGCCCGGGAGCAGCGACGTGCCCTGGCAGAACTGAACAGCCAGTTGACGGAAATTCGCGGTTCTGCTGTCGGAATGGCTGGCGCATTTGCCGGTGCCTTTGCCTCCGGACACCTGATTTCACTGGCGGATGAGTGGAGTTCCGTAAATGCCCGTCTGAACAGGCATCACAGTCATCCGATGAATTTTCGTCATCACAGAAAGTGCTGATGGATATCAGCCAGCGGACAGGCACGGCATTTTTCGGATAATGCGGCCCTGTTTGCCCGTTCGGCTGCCTCGATGCGTGAATATGGTTACAGTGCCGGTGATGTACTGAAGGTGACGGAGGCCATTTCCACGGGGCTGAAAAATCTCCGGTGCCAGTACGGCTGAGGCGGGTTCGGTGATCACCCAGTTCAGCCAGGCGCTGGCACAGGGTGTATTGCGCGGTGAGGAATTTAATTCGGTCAATGAAAGTGGTGACCGGATCGTACGTGCACTGGCTGCGGGTATGGGCGTGGCCCGTAAAGATCTGAAGGCAATGGCGGATGACGGAAAACTGACAGCGGATAAAGTGGTCCCCGCGTTAATCAGCCAGCTGGGGATATTACGTGATGAATATGCGGCCATGCCGGAAACGGTTTCCAGTAGTATCACAAAGGTGGAAAACGCCTTTATGGCCTGGGTGGGCGGTGCGAATGAGGCCAGCGGGGTGACAAAAACGCTCTCCGGCATGCTGAACGGTGTTGCCGGACAGATTGATAATGTGGCAACAGCCGTGGGCGCGCTGGTTGCCGTCGGGGTTGCCCGGTACTTTGGCAATATGGCCTCCGGAGCGATGTCTGCCACGGCAGGACTTGTGACGGCTGCACGTAATGAAGTTGCACTGGCGGAAGCACAGTTCAGGGGAACGCAGATTGCCACGGCGCGGGCAAGGGCAGCCGTGTACCGTGCTCAGCAGGCCGTGGCGGCAGCCCGCGGGACGGAGATGCAGATTGCAGCAGAGGCCCGTCTGGCGGCCACACAGGAACGCCTGAACAGAAATATTGCTGCCAGAACCGCCGCCCAGAATGCGCTGAACAGTACAACGGCGGTGGGCTCACGTCTGATGAGCGGTGCGCTGGGGCTGGTTGGTGGCGTACCCGGACTGGTGATGCTGGGGGCTGCAGCATGGTACACGCTGTACCAGAATCAGGAGCAGGCCAGGGAGTCTGCGCGCCAGTATGCACTGACGATAGATGAAATCGCGCATAAAACGCCGTCAATGTCTCTGCCTGAAGCCTCAGATAATGAAGGACGAACACGGGCGGCGCTGACAGAGCAGAACCGGCTGATTGATGAACAGGCCAGTCGGGTGAAATCCCTGCAGGAAAAATCGCAGGATATCAGTATGTTCTGGCGAACCCGGGCTGGACGACCGGTGACGGATTCATGATAAACCATCTGACATCGGTGAAGACCGTAACGGAAGGGCTTGCTCAGGCAACAGAGCAGCTTGCCGTTGAGCAGTCCCGTCTGGCACAGATGCAGGAAAAAGCGCAGTCCATTCAGGATGTGCTTGCCGGGCTGGAAGACCGTCGTGTGGCGTTAATTCGTCAGCAGGCGGCAGAGCAGAATAAGGTGTACCAGTCCATGCTGGTTATGAACGGTCAGCATACGGAATTCAACCGTCTGCTGGGGCTGGGGAATGAACTGCTTCAGCAGCGTCAGGGACTGGTGAATGTACCGTTACGGCTGCCGCAGGCCACCCTGGATGATAAACAGCAGAGTGCCCTGACAAAAACAGAGCGTGAGCTGGCCCTGTCCAGACTGAAAGGGGAAGAAAAAGAGCGTGTCCGACTGGGGTATGCGGCGGATGACCTCGGTTTTGTGGGTGATCCGTATCAGGAGGCGAGACAACGTTATATCAGTAATGCCCTGGAAGCCTGGCGCAATAACGAGGCGAATAAACCCAAATCCCGGGGTGGAAAATCAGAGA